TCTTTTTCAATTAAGTAATCAACTTCCTCCTTAGATACGATTTCACTATTCTCAGATTGGTGCTTATAAATCCCTTTATTTGAAATAGTGTAAGCACAGAAAGGTAAGTACTCAACCATTGTAAAATGTATCAACATTGGTTTTAAATACGACCTTACAAGCGTTATATAGTTACCCGAAAGAGTGTTGTTGGTAATATCAGTTTTTATCTTATCTAACAGTTTAGAACCCGTGTATTGTTGAATCCAAATGTTTTGAGCTACAAGAACAAATTGAATCACTTTATCAACGTCTGTATTTGCGTTAAGTGAAGTGTATTCTTGTAGGTCTTTTTTTGATATTAATAGTGCTTCTGCCATGTCTTATTATTTAGGGTATGCGCCTTGATTAGGCATATCAATAGGTCTTGTATATACTCTTTTATCGTTCACTGGTACAATCTCACCTTGTTTACGAGCAATTGATGGTTTAAACTCCTTCATAAACTTTTTAGCTATTGGTGAGTTAACATCTGATTTACGTAAATACGTCTCTCTCACCCACTTATGTCTGCATGACTTACCACCTTTGAATAACCATATATCGTATGTTGTAGCCCCTAAAGGTCCGAAACCTCCCTCTGTACCATCTGAACGTGTGCGTGTTTGGTTAACTACTTCGCTATTCATTCTAATTATATCTTCCTTTCTATAAACTTTGTCAGCTTGGCGCATTTTCTTACAAAACAATCTTGATTTGTCAGAGGTGTCTCCTACATATCTATATCTGTGTTTAAAAAGTTTACCGTCTTGTTCTGATGTTGCGTTTGGTCTTGCTGTACCCGTTTTTACAAAGTTTAAAACCTTTGATAATATTGTTTGTTTATTGTATTTTTCCAATTGTGCATCCAATTCATCTTCAAATTCTGAATCAACCTCTCTACTATCAACTAATACCCATTCGTCTAAATCAATATCCTCCCCATATTTCGCAACGTCTAAATCATCCTGTGCGCTCATTTTTACCTCTTGTACAGGCTGTAGTTCATCACCTTGTAAAGGGTTTAAAGTTTTGAATCTAAGGTTAAGCGATACACCATTAAACGAAAGTATCTTTTTAATCATTTCAACGATCATTTGTTGTTTTGGCTTAATCACCATATTTTCAAACAACAATGCGCCCGTTTTCATTTCATCTGCATTTGAACTAAACCCACTTGCTGAAGTCACACCGAATAACAATGGTGTAGTTACATTGTGGCTACGTAATATTTTAGCTGTTGATTCGTCTGACAAATAAGAATAATGGTCTGCAGCGTCTTGCAATGGTATAGTATCGACCGTTGTTTTTGTATTCTCGTTTTCATTGAATGATATTACAACTTTTTTACCTTTTGACCCGGTTAACTTACCAATTACTTGAGCTGAAATCTCGTCTTTCTGCTCGTCCGTTGGGGTACCATTGTTAAAATTCACAATAGTTGTCGGTGCAAAAGAGTTACTAACCTCATTAATAAGGTATTCTGCTATTTTCTCTTCCAACAATGCGTAATCAATACCCCCTTGATAGTCTACATTTGAAAAGTATTTCATACCCGCACTATAAGGCGCTAAATATAAAATCTCTACTTCTTTTTTTGACGTTGCAAACGCATCGAATCTTTTAGGTACATATTTCTTTGGGTCAGTCCAATTGTCAGAATAGAAATACCCTACAATGTCCCCATCCTTATTACATTTCTCAGGTCTTAATAATTGTATAGGAGTATGGAAAGCCCTTGTAATAGCTTTATGTCCTTTATCGTAATGAATCTGTAAGGCACATTGACCAAGTGCGTACAAATCGAATATAATACGTCTTAAATCGTCCTCTTTAAGGATAGATAGTAATTGCGCCCATTCATTTGGTTTCATTGCGCTATCAGTAGCTGTTAACCCTTGACCAAAAATAAACCTGCAAATGTTATTAATAACCGCATTATTTGTCGCTGAATTGCTGTAACGGTCAATTAAAAATTGATAGTAGTTATTATCTTCACCATATTCAACCCATTCGTTTTTGTTATTCTCAACAATTACGGGAGCTGTATAGGATGATAATTGTATAATATTATTCATATATAATAAATTCGTTGGTTGTTACCGTTTGAGTAAAATTCGAGCTTGGATTGTCTGTACAAAATACACGTCCGTAGAATCTAATGTCGTTTGTTTTTCCAATCTTACAAATATACGTATGTCCTTCTATTAATGCAAATGTAGCAGTTGCTGTATGGTAATAGTCACCTGTTGCGTATGCAGTGATATTAATCGTTGTAGTGACGTTTGTTTGTTCGTCTGTTAGAAATATCTTATCTGAGTTCCCAGTACCTTCACGTGGGATAAAATAAACCGTTTGCGGTGATGTGGATGTCGTTAATACTATCATGTAATAGTATAACTAAAAAAGAGTGTTTTTGTTGCAAAAAAAAGAGGGGTGTTTTAAACCCCTCCGTGTATTAACTTGTTACAATTGTGGATAAAGTTTTCGGAAAATCATCGTTGTTTAAGTTATCGTAAAAAGCATTAGTTCCTAAAGGCACAAATTGCGACGGTAAAAGCTCCTCCGCTTGGAAGGTCAAGGAATACCCGCTAAAATCTGCAAGTGATCCGCCCGAATTAATACTTCCAGCTGTTACGTCACAACCTCTCAATAGTCCAACTAAGAAAAATTGTCCTTCGTTGTTTTCAACTAAAATCCGTGGCTTTGCGTATGCTAAAGTTTTTACAGCGTTGTGCGTAGCAATGTCCTGTTTTTTTAGTTTTATAGTCAATGTTTGACGGAAAAAAGTAGTGCCATTTTCACGTGAACTTACTATTTCTTGGTCGTAAACATTTTCGTTAGATTTCAATTCAAATTTATATAAATAAGGGATAGCGTTAAAATAATCAATAGACTCATTAAAATCAGTATCAAGAATATAGTCCCACTGACTAACCATTGGTGTATTCTCTTTATAGATATAATTAGACGTTATATCCTCATTGATAAAGTAAACGTTTTTAAGCCCTGCAAGTGAATCCTTACAAGGCTCTGAACGACCTGCTGTTATAGCGCAAGGCATGGTTAAGCACTTACAATTGTTGCCCCAGTGAAACAATCAGAAACGATAGTCGCAGCACTTGTAATGTCCGTGAATGGTGCCGGTAAAGCCTCTTCAGCCGTAAAAGTCAAACTGTACCCGTTAAAATCACCCAAAGCCCCACCATTGTTGATACTACCAGCTGTTAAATCTGCACCTCTGTACAATCCCATAACAAAGAATTGACCATTGTTATTTTCTACTAAGACGTGAGGTCTTGAGTAAGCCAATAATTTGACCTCTTTGTGAGTCGTTGCGTCTTGTTTTTTCAATTTTATTGTTAACGTTTGTCTAAAGAAAGTTGTACCAGCTTCACGGCTCGATACTATTTCTTGATCAAAAACATTTTCGTTTGACTTTAACTCATATTTAAATAAATTGTCAACGTTTGTTACTGCTGTAATAAGGTCATTTGAGAAAGTCACATCAGCAGGTAATATTTGGTAATTGATGAAGTAAACTGCTTTCAGTCCTCCGATTGCCTCTTTACATGCTTCTGCTCTTCCTATTGTTAAATTGCAAGCCATAAATTTAAAGTTTAAAAAAAAAGGAGGGAATATACCCTCCCTTTAATTGGTTATTAATTATTTAATTAGTTAGCTGAATTCGGGATGTTGTAAGTCACGATATCAGATACAGAATGATAGTTAACTGCCATTCCTGCACGTAATACGAAACGTACATTTTGCGAACCGTCGATATCGCTCATGTCTAGCAACTTAATTTCATTTGCGTCATTTAATAGTCCGCAACCGAAGAACAAGTTTGAAGTTTCAGCAGCGATTGCAGTGTTAGCAGCCAATCCGTTTGCTACGAAAATTGGAATACCCTCGAAAGTTAATGCTTGACCATTATACCATTGTGTACCTTTAGCTTCAACACCATTGTTTGATGTAGCCGCAACTGAGAAACCTCCAAGCGCTCTAACATAAGCTCTCATTACCCCTTGAGGAACATAAATTTTCAAGTCAGGTGACCCATACAAAGCAGTTGGAATAGCATCAACAATTTTACCTAATTCAGCGATTACCGTAGAAGCAGTAGAAATAGCAGAAGAACCCGCAACTTCTTGAGCAGTTGGTAAAGCAGCGTCAGCAGCCAATAATGTAGCAATACCGTCAATTTGACCTGTTGTACCTGTAGCACCTCTCCAAATAGATACCTCAACTGACTCAGCAACTTTCTCAGTGATGTAAGCTAAGAAATAATCAACGAAAGATTTAGCTAAAACTTTGTTAGCAGACAATCCCATCTCTTCAGCTTCCCATGTAGTCAAAAAGTCTTTTTTACACAATTGTAAATTTACTTGGAACTGCTCTAATGTCAAACTTCTTTCAGAAAGTGTAACTGTTGAAAGTGCTGTAAAATCACATGTAGCATCTTTCAATAATGAATCAGTGCTAAGTTTGTGCATTGTTGTTTTGTAAGCAATGTTAGGTACGATTGTCATCCCTCCGTTTGCTAATGTGTTACCGCTTAATAAAGCAGCTTTTACCCATAGTTTGGAATCTTGTCCAGCATATGAAGTAGATACGTTTACTGTTGTAGCCATTTTTTATTTATTTATTTGTTGTTATATACTTCTTCTAAAATTCTATCTCTCATAGACTTCGGTGCGTTCACTGACAAGTCTATTCTTTCAATTGTATTAACGTTCTCAGGATTGAACTGAATTGGTTTAGGCTCTTCAGCTTTGAACTCAACGATGTCAGTTGGTTGCTCTTCCTCTTTTACTTCCAGTGATGCTAACTTAGTCTCAAGCTCTTCAATCTTTGCTTTCATTTCGGCGAAGTGTTGCTCTGTGATTGACACAACTTTTTTAGGTTGCTTAACTTCAACTTCTGGAGTCACATCCGCCTCAACAGGCATCTCTTCTTCTTCAGCTTCTTTTGGCATCTCTTCAATCGCTGCGATCATTCCTTTTTCTTCAACGATAAGTAAACGACCATCTTCAAACTCGTACTTGCCAACCTCTAAAGGCACTGCTTCGCTATCCGGTACTAAAATCATAACACTCGCACCAGGTTCAAAAGAATCCGCTTCTATTACCGTGTTACCATCGACTAACTTCATTTGCTCCAACTTAACTTCCATTCCTAAGAATGTCTTGATAGTTTTCAACGCGTCTTTTATTTCTTTATTCATAAACGTTTTTCTTTAATAACTTATTTAACCTCTTTCTGTTGTAATTTGTCTCACTTCATTGGTGTGAGTTACATTGCTAACCGTGTGTTGTTCTGTACTTCCAACACCTTGTGATTTCCCATCACAACATTCTTTACTGTACGTGCCATCTTTGCATTGGCAACCTTTTTTACCTCCTTTTCTCATAACATTAAAATTTTACCTATTTCGTTTGTGAATTGTTTAAACTTTTGAAAATCAATTTTTTCTTTCTTTTTGTCTTTTACAAAATCAAGACCTATATAAGCCACAAAACTTCCATCTTTAAAATACGGTGCAATAACAATTGATTGAATACCTTGGTTTAATAATGATATTTTTGTTGAATGTTCTTCAATATCACGCACATCACAATAGTTAATTCTTTCTAACATTATATTTTGCAGAAACATTGGGTGCAAGCTAACAGGAATGTTTTGTAAATTTTGAGCCTCCGAACTAATCCCGTGATTACACACTTCAAAGGTCATTGATTGATGGTTTCTATGTGTTCCATCGTAATACTTAATTGTGTTGTGAAATTGAAATATATAAGCCCTATCAGCATTGTATTTTAGCATCAATTCATTAAGCATTTGCTGAATCAAAACATTGTTGTTAATGTCCTTTTTCACCTCGTCAACAGTTTCAATTTTTTTAACTACTACTTGAGTGACCAATGACTTGTAATAAAAAAGAATGAAGGCAAGTAGGATTATAATTAGCACTGTTGTTTTCGTCTTCCTGATTTGCTCTAAAATGTACTTGACTTCATTCATAATTATATAACTTTTATTTGTGATTTTGTTGTAAATTAGATATAATCATTAATGATAGTTTCTTGTGCTATTATTTCGCTTGTTACATCAGCATTCAAAACTTCATTCCCTACTCTGATTATATTTAAATAGATGCTCTCTACATACGTGTAAGCTCCCCTTACTTCTGTTATTACCTCTATCATGACAAACAATTTAAAGTTAATTGACTAATATCAAAACTACAAGCGTTTGAAGACGCTCCCGAAGTTCTACACGCCTGCATAGTTATTGGCGTGGTATCACTTGGTAAATTAGTAGTTATTGACCCCTCAACTGTTACGTTGTTTTCTAAAGAAGTAACTTTGTAATATACATTCATAGAATCAAAAGGATTGTACATTTCAAACACAAAAAAATCAGAAGCAACTGCACCACTTGTTCTATTTGCAGGAAAGTTTGAGCCTAAATCTATCTTTGTAGCTGTACCTGTTCCATCGTTATGGAATACTTGCAAATTAGTATCTGCAGCGTCCGAACCAACACCAATAATATTTAACAAACTTTCAACTGTAACAGTAGAGGAAATTCCTAAAGATGCTGTTGTTGCTGTCATTCCATAAAATTGACGAGCGCCTGTATTAAATGCTGTGTCACTTACACCAAAGCCTACACAAAATTTCCATCCTGTACCAATGATATTGAATGCACTTGTTGACCTATAACCACAAATACCATTAGCAGCAGGTGTTGAAACACCAATTTTTAACCTTGTTTTTTTAGTTAGTATAGAAGTGTTAGACACCGCCACCGCTGTTGCTGTACCTTGTAGTGTTCCAACTGCAATATTTTCAGATAATACAGTTGTTGAATTATGTTGCGCTCTGTAACCCCTTGCAATTTCTGCACTCCCTACAATCCAATAGTTTTCAGCTAATAATTTAGCATCAATTTGATTTTCGACTGCTTGAGTAGTTGGGTATTTAGTATTATTGATTACACTAAAATCAGTCGCTTTATTTGCTAAAACTTCAAAATCTGCAACATCATAAATTATTTCTTCAATCCCACTTGCTGTACGTGTGTATATCTTACCATTCACAGTATTCATGTAGAACTCACCCATGTAAATATCCGTAGCCAACCACGTACCATCCCTATGGTCTGAGCTACTTGGTACAGTTGCAATACCACTACCTTTTTTTATTATAATTCTCTTTGTTATATCGCTCATTAGTTATATATGTCTGAATTAATACTTGTGCCTATACCTCCGGTTATCTTGTAAACGTCCTCATCGGCACCCGTTCCACCAAATAAAATTCCGTTATCTTCATCCCCTAAATAGTTTTTGAATTGAAACATTGATATTCTATTCGGTGTTTCGCTGTCAATAGGTTGTAAAAATAAAGAGTCACTATCGCTAACGGTAGTGACTGCTCTAAATCTTATGAATGAAGGAGTTATTTTGTTATTAAACTCAGTCATGTTATGCTGTTAAATTACCCGAAACATAAGCCTCACTCGCACTAATAAAAATTAATGTAGCTGTTGCGTATTGGTTAGTTAACTTCAATTTACCTCCCGAACTTCTTAATGTTACACCCGAACCTGCTGCAATTGTCGTTTGACCTGCTCCATATTGTGTAACCAAAACTTGTTGACCTTCTGAAAAAACACTATTTGGCACAGTCAAAGTGTTAGCAGTTGCTTTGTTCATTTCAATTACTTGACCGTTGTCAGTAGCTACTAATGTATAGTCATTTGTTTTACGTGACAAAGTTAAATCTTGCAAGCTTTTTTGTAATCCGTAATTATCCAAACCCGTACCCGTCCAACGAATTGTCTTCCCCGTTGATAACTCCTCAAATAATTGTCCGAGAGGTGGAGTTGTACCTACGTAAGAAGTACCATTATATTCATATAAAACAACAGTTTCAATTACTCCTTCGGATACTGAATAAAATAAATATCTATCACCTTCTATAGATGTTGGAAATGGTTGCGTTGCTGTAACTGCAATAATCGGAATGCTTGGGTCTGTACCTAATCCTACCTCTTTAATCACACCCTCAGAATGGTATTTTAACTTACCATCAATGTAATGAATAGTTCCGTTTTCTTTTACTATTCCGCTTTCAGATGTGATAACATCAGGTTGCACCCTCCAGGTTGCGTTATTAATAGTTTGCGTAGTGTCAATTTGTGTAACTGGCATAATTATATTTGTTTTAAAAGTTCCTTAATTTCGTTTATTATATCTTCGTGACTTTCAGCTTCCAATTGGTCTAACCCATCAAACTTCCCTTCGATACTAAACCCTTTGAATTTACCTTCTTTGATTTGTTGCCACACCTCTTCATTATAAACTTTCATCTTAACAACCCATGACCCCTTAACAGCATTTAGTTTGTAAAGGTTAGATTTATCGTATTTCTCATCTTCAACAATCCAGCTTTCGATTAAACTAACCCCATCAACATTATGGTCATGGTCTACCGTCACGTTGTTGTTATAATTCTTTTTTAAATAGAGTTCTTGAACCTTAGCGATTGTTTCTTCACTAAACGATATCGTAAACTCCTTATCCTTAATACGTCTTAATATCTGTTTATTAGGTACCAATGCAAGTCCTACAACTTCCCTCTTTTCATCGTTGGCAACTTGTAACTCAACATCCAATGCGCTTAAAAAAATAAACGTCTCTTCAATGGCAGGGCGGTCGACAAGTGAAATTGCGAAAACCCCCTGTTC